CCATGTCTTGTCTAAACCTTTGAACTATTTTAGCTAGCTTTTCTCTATCGTTCTTAAATACAACACCCTCTTCTTCAAACCTAGAATTGTATTGAGTGTATATATTACCTAGCGACTGTTTAGCTAACTTGTAGCTACCTGGTTTTTCAATACCCTCTTTTATTCTAGATACTTGAGTATCAATAGCACTTAACTGGTTGTCAAAGTCTTCTACTTCTTGAGGAGATAACGTCGCCTTGTAAGCGTTTAATATCTCAGCTGTTTTAACCTCACTTGAACCGGGTGGCACGCCCGCTCTGGCTAGTACGTCTTGTTTTATTAGTGAGTTACCTATTAATCTCTTAACGTCTTTAGCGCCCAGGTTTAATATGTCAATTGATAGCATGTCAGTTTCTAACCCCATCTCTTCAAGTATACCAGACATATCGTTTAATAGCGTTTCTCTATCAGACTCGTTTTTAGTATTTTGTATTAATTGACTTAGGTTGGTGTTTATGTTTCTTAAGCTGTTAACGGCTTTTTCATACTGCTTTGTCTTGCCGTACGTGATCATGCCAGAGTAAGCAATACCTGGACTTTGGGTTAGACCAGATGTCGTTATAGCAGCCATAGCCGTATCGTCCCACTGGCTAAGATCAAGTTCTCTATCAAGTATACCGTACTCTGTAACATATTGTTGAAGACCGTACACAGCACCTTCCTCTATAACCTCTCCAAGTGGTCTTGTAACAAGTGGTTTTCCTATGTAGTTATATAGCTGTCCTACTTTGCCATACTTACTAAATAAGTTTTTTGCTATTTCAGCTGTTTGAGTAGGATTTTTAAAGTCTTTTAAAAGTTTTAATGTGTTTGGCGCTTGACCAATTAACGTCATGACAGAACCCTCTATTACACCGTTGGTAAACGCCGCGCCCATAACTTGAGTGTTAGATAACCTACCCATAGCAAGAGTGTTGTTTACATCTTGCATTATCTGAGTGTATTCAAAATCACCTATAATACCCTCTGCTTTAGCCCGCGTTGCTTGCTCTCCTCTAAGCTTAGCTAGATCGTATATAGTGTTTTGACTAGATAAATCTCTAAAAGTTTGAGTACCACTGCTCACGCCAAACACAGTACCAATAGCTAGTTGACTTGCCATTCTACCTAAACCTAAACCACTAGCGGCTCCACCTGTTGCTATAGCTGTGACTATATTAGCAGACTGCTGAGCTGTTGTTCTAAGAACATACCTACCAAAATCTCCGTCGTCGTAAGCTCTAGCGGTTTCATAGTAATTATTTTTGCGGTTTATTTTCTGTTGTTCAAGGTTTGCCCAATCACTGTCTAATAACGTAGGAACAGACAGAAGAAGACTAGCAAAACTATCATTAACATCCTTAACTAGTAAATTATTTAGTCCATATTCTTTTGATGCCGTATTAAATAGCCCTTGATCTACACCTTTGTTTTCTGCGGCATAGATTTGAAAATCTTTTTGAATATTATTAATTGTATTAATATAATCCTGTTGCGACAAGTCCATGCTATACTGCAAGTCCATTAACATGTCAGAGGCTTTATCAAACTGCTTCTGCTCTTCTTTAGTTAGCTTTCTATCTACCTGTAAACCTAATTGACTAGAACCACCAGCCGCCATCAAACCAATTCTAGCACCTTCTGGAGCTATGTTTTCTATTATGTTTTGAGCTTGTAAGGAGAATACGGTGGCCTGTTTTTCTCTTTGCTCTACAACCTTATCTGCTCTTTTTTCTAAAGCTACAGTAGTATCTTTTACATCAGCTCCTATAAATCTTTGAGCAGTCTGTATTATTTCTTGATCACCCTCTGCTTTTATAAGATCTTCAAATATAGTCTCTGACTTTTCTAAAGTTTTTTGATACGCTATATCAGCTACCTTTTTTTTGACTGTTGGTAAAAAACCACTAGCTTTTATTTTTTCAATTACCTCTGATGGTAGGCCAGATAAGTTTCTATATATCTCTACCTTCTCTTTGTCACTTATATAGTTCTTGCTAGAGCTTTCATCTACAAATCCCATTACACCCGCCATTTTAAGCAGTGAAGGAAATTGCGCCATGACAGAACCCTCTTGAACCTCTACTCCACCAACACGGGCATTTATAGATTTAAAATATTCTTGTATAGTTTTAATCTCGTCAGGGCTTAAGTCTAACCCTTTGTCTTGAATTGCTTTAACGATGTCTTTTTCAAACGAACCATCTTCATAATAATCAACAGTTGTAGTTGGATCTTTTGTTATTACATCTTGAGACTCTTTAATAGCTTGAGCTCGTTTTTTTACATTTTGAGTTTGAATATCGTAAGCCGCTTGAACAACTGCTCCTTCTATCTTTTTATCTCCTTTCAGTATGTCGCTAATGCCCTTTACGTCAGAAGCAATAGTTACTCCATCTTTAGTTAAAGAGTATTCATACGTAGCAGGAGTGTAATCAGTAATTGGAACACCACCGGGGCCATACCCTGTTGTGATGCTTTTTCCAGGTGTTTCAACTTGCTGTATTTCGTAACCTAAATCTTTTATTACTTTGTTTAAAGGTACTATATTGTTGTCTTTAGATAGCTTGTTTAAAGAGCTTTCTATAGTCAACGAAACTCTAGACGTGTCTGTTAAAGCTTTATCATAATCATTTAGATCTTTAAAAACTTTTTTAGTTTCATCACTACCATCTAGTTTTACATTTACGTTCTTACCAGTACCTAGATAGTTTTTAATCACAACCTCGTTACCTGCGCCAGTAGCTTCTACGTTCAAATAAGGATATCCATGCTCTGCTCTAAGCTCTGTAACGACTCTATCTTCGAGCTGACTAGCTACTGATTCTGGTTTACTGAAATCAATTTTATCAGCACCAGTATACCTAACTTGTAACTGATTGCTTACTTTTTCTTTTTTTCTTTTTAAATTTTGTAGTTCTGTGTACCAACCTGGTCCACGCTTAAATTCAATCTTAGGATCAACACCTTTTATTCTTTTTGATTCAGCTAGTTCAAAATCCTCAAGATCTTTTTCTATCTCTGCAATAGCCAAAGAAGTATCTTCCAATTGTAATTCCAATTCTGAAGTAGGCATTTCCTCTATTGGCTTGGATGCAACTTCTTTTTCCGTTACCACAGGTACATCCTCCGTTGCAGCAACTTCTTGAAAATCATCACTAAAAAAACCTTTGTTTTCTACAACAGTTTTTGACTCATCAGGTATTTGCGTAGCTTCTTCTTCAGCTAGTGTTATACCATACTGAGACATAATAGCTTCAGTTATTTCCTCAACACCTAAGACCATTTTCATTTCATCTAAAGTGTAATTTTCTCCGTTGTAAGTATACATATAATTATATTTAATTTATTCAGTTTTAACTGCGTCGTTTAAAGCTTCAAAGAAATTATCAGCTGATACAATTGGATATAATCTAGGATCAGTACCTGAGACAAGTCTAAACTGTCCTGAGCTATCAACCAAGAACTTACCTCTATCTTTAATAGTTATAGGTACATTGACTAGTTGTTTTTTAACATCGTCCCTGCCTTTGTCTTGCAACAACTTGTATAAACCTATCACTTGAGTATTATCTTCATCTGTGCGCTTGTCACGTGACTCTAGTTTTTCTCTCACATAAATAGTATCACCTATTCTGTAATCGCTGTTGGTTAAAGGATTTACTATTCCTGCATCGTTAGCTGCAGCTAATAACTGCTCGCTTCGTTCGTCACCTTTTGTTAGTTTTACAGCTAATTGATTTACTGTTTCACTAAGTTCTACTCTTTCATCAAAACGGCCTTTAAACAAGTGGTTTGTTAAAGCATTGTTGAATATTTCCTTTTGCTCGGTTGGATCTAGTTTTAAAAACTCCTCTCCAGCTGAGACACCTATTCCGTATAAGTAATCTTGAATTTGAGAAACAGATCTTCCTGATTTAAAGACCCTAGCATATTCTCCTTCTAGTTGATCTCTAAATTCTTTGCTATTAGTTGAGGCCGCTAGGTTTACTATCTGTGTTTCACCTACTCTAAAGTAACCTGTTTTATTACCATTGCTATCGATTTCATATCCAGACGTTCTTACTGGTTCAGATAGGTTTGCAAAAGCAGCTTCTTTATCTAACACTTTAGCCTCCTGCAAAAACTTATTAGGCTCAATTCCAGATATTTTTTCTTGAAGCAAATCCATACCACCACGAGATTCATAATTACTTACGTCAATGCTACTAGAAAAAACATAAAAGCCATTTTCCTCTTTTATCTTTGGTGGCTTAGAATTAAGTCCGGCTTGTAGTTGATCGTAAATACCCTTTCCACCGCTATTAGCAACCTGCTTAAAAAACTTACTATTTGTAGGTATTTTAACAGTAGAACTTACTATATTACTACCATTTTCCTCTGTTAGCTTTTTGTCAACTAAAACACCTGGACCATAAACCTCTTCGTTAACACTACCTATAGCGCCTAAGGTTATTCTGTTTGCTAATTGCTCACCGTTTCTAGCGTTGCCAACAACTATGTAATCTTTATTATCTAAAAGATCAACATCAGCTGTAAGCATACCCATTTGATTTAAACTAGATGTAGCATATGCTTGAAAAGAACTTACTGAACCAGCATACATAGCTCTTTGCTCATCTGTAATATCAGTACCAAAATTCATATTCATCTGAGCTTCCATTGCTTCTTGGCCTTTCCGTTTTATAACCTCTTGGTATTGATCAAATAAACTACTACCAACCTCAACACCAGACTTTTTTAAATTAGCGTTAAATTTTGTTTTTAATTCAGCTTGATTAATAGCTATGGTATTTCTCATAGCGTTCTGAGTGTCTAGTAAATCTTTTGCCTCTTTTCTTTCTTTGTCTCTTCTAGCTCCATAAGCTGCGAGAGCAGACCCAAAGCTTTTACCTAGCTCAGCCCCTACATTTACTTGTAATGGTGGTAATGAATAATCTCCAGACGGTATAGTGTATCCCATGTTTTATTTTTATTTAATCAAAAGCTCCTCCTGCAAGACCTCCAGCAACTATACTACCCATGCCGGTAAATATACCTGCAGTGGCAGCATCCCTGTTGGCGCTTGCTTGCGCTTGCCTTTGAGCAGCTCCGGTTTCCTTAGCGATGTTGTAAGATATATCGGCATTTGTTCTATCTTCTTTGGCATTAAACATAAATATGTTTCCAGCCGCCTCAGCTTGTTGCTCTCTAGCCCCTTCAGATATAGCTATTTGTTGTAGTCGTTGTTGTTCTTGAGTTTGTCTCTGTTGTAGGTTTTGTTCTCCTTGAGCTCTAAGTTTTTCATTCTGAGCCTCTTGTTGTTCTATACCAGCAGCCACGCCTTTTTTGCTTCTTAAAGCAGCTTGAGCTAAAGCAGTTGCACCACCCGCACTAGCACCCGTGGCCATCATAGCGTCAAGTGAATTAGCTAAAGCTATATCAGCTTGCTCCATTTGTATCTCTGCAGCTTGAGTAGCAACGCCTAAGTTAGCATAAGGATTAGACATTTGACCAGACAGGTCTGATACTAAATTAGCTAGCGATGTTACACCTCCATAAGGGTTAGTTATAGTCTGTCTACTGTTCTGAAGAGACTCAATCTTAGCAGAGGCCATAGCTTTTTCACCTCTAGCTCGACGCATATTCTTGTGCTCTTTACCAGACTGAATTGCTCCACCAATCCCTACTGCTGCTGCTCCTACTATTGCCGCGGTTACTGCTGCCATAATTTATATATTTTTTATTAATTCATATGATGGGCTTTTATCCACAGTCCACCCTAATTTCTTATGTGTTTCTATTAGGTGTTTATTTCTACCTATACTAAACATATGTTTCTTACCTGCTAACTTGCAAGTCTCTTCAGCTGTAGATATCAATAATTCTAAAGCTTGCTTGCGGTCTTTTTCTCTGTACTCTGGACTAGATATAATCCATTCTAGTAATACTCCATCTGAATTAGTGAAATACAAAAAACCAGCTACGATAGGTGTACTTTCTTTGTATACCATCAAACCGCCAGTACCATTATCTGGTAAAAAACCTTTAGTTGGATTAACCCATTCAGGCCAACTATCCCACCATTCAACTAAAGTGTCCCAATCGTTCTCCTCTAGTCTTCTAACTTGTAATTCCATTTGATTTTATTTAATTTAACTACTTACACTAAAATTTGAGTTAACTGCAAATAATTCTTTTGCACCTCCTGGATTTGTGTAGTCGTCGTTTTCTATAACCACTGTACAGTAATATCCTTTTATACCTGTCATTTGATTACCAAACCTAACTTCAGCTGCTGTAGGTTTTGAGTCGTTAACTAGGTTTGCGTAGTATTTATTTTCTTTTCTTGTAAACCCAGCGTAAAATCTATTGTAAGGTGGATCATCAGTACCAAACACACTTACATAATCTGCCCTGTAAACAGGTGTGTTAAATGTAGCCGCTGCTGTTCTAGGATCAATTATATATTCTCCTTCATAATAACTATATATACCATTTGTTGTATCTCTAGTTTCAGGTTGTAAAAGCCATATGGGTAAGTTTGAAGAATCAACGCTTATACTATCAGAGCCTGTTATGTCTGATACAAGAGATATAATTTCCCAGCCATTGCTACCTTCATAGTTTACTGTTTTAAATACTTTACTTCTACCTACATCTGGATTAACTACAAATGTTATATTTGATTTATAATCAACACCATAAAATCTAGCTCTATTAACGGTATCGTCATTATGAACAAAAACTATGTCGTGTGTCGCTGTACCTTTAGCTACGCTGTAAAATCTACTGCCTAAACTAAACATCCAGCTAGGTTTAAAGCTATAAAAAGAAGGCCAACCTAATACAGCCTCGTCAAACTGAAGAGTGCTATAATCTGGTTGCGCGGGGTTTTTTGGGTTTTTTTGCAAAGAAACCGTGTACTGTTTAGTGTACATGTCCCAACCTCCAAGTATTTTACCAGGTCCAAAGCTAGATGAATCTACGGTACTTAGATTGTCTCTAAACCAATCAATCATACCATAGTTTGAAATTTCTGTTATACCATCTCTAGACAGTCTTAAAACAGCATTTCTGTTTTTATCTACAAAGTATTTTCTATACCCATACACAGCAAAGCTTTCTGGGTTTGTGCCTATACCAAAGTTACCAGCGTAAGGTGTTATCTGACCAATAACTAAATTTAATTGGCTAATTGGTACACCTCCACCTTCAGCAGTATATATAGCGTCTTTGTCTATCAGCGCTCTACTTACTTTGTTTTCAGAAAATATAATTAAGTTGCTATCTTCAGCATATAGTCTTTGTATACTTCCATTAGCTGGATCAGTTCCTTTTGATATATCTTTTGCTACTGAGAACTGGTTAGTTTGATTAATACCTGTTCTAGAATTAAATATACCTGAGTATATCATAGCATTACCTCTGATGCTTCCCTGAGGTTCATCTTCTACTAAATAAGCTTTAGCACCAAGAGATACAGATGTATTGTTATAACCACCTCTAATTCTTGATTCTTCTACAGCCCAGTTTAAAGTGTCATCAGGCGTTCCGCCATCAAACCCACCTATATCACCAGGTATACCTCTTGACCCAAACCATTTAAGGTTATAATCAGCCCCAACACCGGTGCTAGTTATAGTCTTCCTTAGTGTAAAAGAGTTAAAGTATTTTACTTCTATTAATGCCATTATATATTAGATTACATGTTTTAATACCGCTTTACCTAGTCGCCTGATTTACCAACAGATGTTCTAGGATATTTTAAACCATTAGTAGTGTTTATTCTACAAGCCCACAATCTTTTGTTTTGGCTAGTAGCAGGAACACCACCTTCTGAAGCAGCATTTTCAGCAGCTAAAGCAGGAGTTATTGCATCATTTGAATCTGGTGGGTTTTCTGGATCTGGAACGTTTATACTGTAAGGAATATTATAGCCTGCTGTGCTATTTTCAGTTGCTCTATAAGATATATAACCATCACCACTACCAATCCATCCAGTAAAAGGTGTTGTTAATTCTGTGTCTAAGTAAAACTGGCTTACATACCTGTTAACACCTTCTTCAGCATAAAGTATTGTTGGATTACTAAAGTTATTATCTAAAGCATCGTCTTTGCCTTGAGCCGTGTCTGGAAATACATTGATATCAACCTCATATCCAAATGCTCTAGAAGAATTAACAGGTCTTAGATCATAATAAAAATCACCTATATTAATGACACCCGCTTCTGAATATTGACTAACACTTTCTGGATTATTAGCTATTTCACTTTGACATGTAGTACACACACCACCAATGTTTTGTATTATTACTCTGTATTCACCTAAACAAGAAGCAACTCCATATACAAAGCTTTCACCTACAGCAACCCATCTACCTAAATATATTTCAGGAACTGTGTTTGACCCGTATTGCTTTTCAGCTTGGTATTGAACAGAGTTAGCTCTAGGATCGTTTGTATCGCCACTAATTGTATCACTAACAGCTGCACCATATTTCTGTTTTGTATTAGAAGTAGATTGTGAGTTGTCAGCTTTGTGACGTGATAAACTAAAACCTCCAGAACCCCCTGGCTGTGTGCCAGATCCTTCGCCATCAACTCTTAAGCCAGATTGCTGAGGATTTGTTACAGGAGTTGTTGTACCTGTTAAACCAGTATTCCAAGAAAGTACATTACCTTCTATGTCTGTAGCCGGTTTCCAATCACCTACACTAGGCGTTATCTCTCTATATTCTACAGCCCAAGAAATTTCAGACGTTTGATAGTCATTACTAGCGCTACTGCTTAATCCTTGCAAATACATTTCAATATTAATATAACCAGTACCTTGGGTTAATGCACCCTCAAAAGGACTAGGATTAGCACCTGTAGGTTGAACTACATTTAACTTTTGAAAATTACCAGCACCGTAAGTATAACCACCGCTTGCTGTATTTGTATAAAATTCATTTAAACCAGGAAGTGGTATATTGCCTATATCAGGGTACGTATAAGTAAAGTGTGTATCAATATCCTGGCTAGCTGCAGAAGGTAGTTGGTTATAAGCATTTGCTTCTGTGCCGTGCAAATTAAACAAATACGCGTTGTCATAATTCAGTGTGTAACCTCTAATATTATTACTAAAAGACCCGGTAGCTGTTTTTCTACCAATAGTTATTAATATATTAAAGTTGCTGCTAGTACCATCACCTGATTGTACATTTATTACTACTTCAAATTTACCTAGACCTTGTCCTGGTTCAACCTCTGTTAACATACCCGTTGCAGAGTCTATTTGAAATATATTAACCGCAGTTCCTGATGGCTGTTCTTGAGATGCTATTGACCATACTAATCCTGTTTGATTTTGGCTAGGTGTTATTAAAGGATTACCTTGATTAGCACCATTCATGGCAAAGAACTGGACTAAATTTCCAGTAGTGTCTCCATATTCAAAGAATATTCCTGCAGCTGGTGGCAGTGGTGCCGGGTCTAAGTAGTTTTGTATTGGTTGTGCTACTTGACCGAACTCTACTAGCGGCTGCTTTAATTGCTTAGCTCCAACATGAATTGTATTTAAGTTATCTAATGTAATATCGTTTACTAGCGTAAACGTTCTTATAGGCGAATCAGGATCGTTAGCGTTATCAGAAACCTTTATTGTTATATAAAAATCAGTGAAACCATTTTGTTGGTCTTCAGTAGTATATAGCTTGTATGTTTTATTAACAAGTATAAATGTGTCGTGAGCATAAGCGGTACCTTGAGCACCTTTATAGTTTGTATAAGTACCAGGTCCGGCCACTGTAGAAGCTGTACCATATATCTGTAACAAATCGAAATCAGATGTTACATTATCACCATTACCATTTATAACTGAAAACTCATGTAGTGTTACGTTTTGTATTGGCTGGTTTGCCACATCATCAAACCAAAATTGAGAATGATCATCAGTGTTTCCTCCTATAACTGATCTGAATCTACCTAAGAAACCATTACCAGAGGTTGGTGTTGTTGGCAGTGTTCCTGGCTCTGGAGAACCTAAAACAGCTGGATCCCAAGGTATTGAAGCAGGTGTTTGTATACCCCAATACTCTGTAACATTCCAATCAAAGTTTACTATACCGAATATAGTTTGACCACCTGTTTCTATAACCTGTGTATTTAAATCATCTATTTTACCACTTGTACTTGTCTCCCAATATATATCTAGTTTTGATTCCACAGGTTCTGTTTCGTATATAGCTAGGTTCTGTATAGAAGTTTGATTTGGGTTTTGAGGAGTTTCTTGCCCAATTTGTTTTTGTGTACTTATTCTACCTATTAATGGATTTGATTCTGCTTCATAAAAATCAAATTCATAATCACCTAAATTTACTGAGCCTGGTTCCAGGTTAAATAAATCAAACATGTTAGATATAGTAACAACTGTGTCTGAAAATCTTAAAGGATAATATTGTTTATTTACTAAACCAAGAGTTGTGGGAGATGTTGCGGCTGTGGTAAGAGTGTTTTCAACTCTACCAAATAGCTGAACAGAGCTTCTAAACTGCTTTTGATCAGGGCCAACTTCAGCTAAATCACGAGGCACTTTATTTACGTTGTCATTAAATAAAACCACGTGAGATGTAACTCCAAGCTCTCTGTTTTCTGCTTCTGGATATGCAGCTAGTATACCTGGCAAATACACGTTGTAGTAATCTTGCTCTTGCTGCTTTACAACTATTTTCCATGTATCAAATCCTAGTGGATTATAAGATAAAAGCGTTGGATCACCAACATAAGTTCCTGGATACAATGTAGGCTTTACAGGCGTCTCGTCTATAGTTTCGTTTACCTGTACATAAAGAGCATCACCTGGCCAAGCTCCTGCGTCAACTGTACCGTCATTATACGGAGAATAAACAGTTGAAAGCTTTGGGCTTGATATAATACCTGTGCTAGATCCAGCGGCATTAGAAAGTAATGTTGACGTTGTTCTACCAAATCTATCAGATAAAACAAACCCAGCTTGGTAGTTTCTATTTTGTTTTAAAGTATGATTAGGATATTCAACAATACTTGTTCTCCACTCTACAGAAGTAACAGGTGTTGTTACGTCAAAGTTACCTTTAGCTTGAGTACCTACGTTGTAGCTAATTGTCGAAGGCGGTGTATGCTTGGTTTGAAAATTACCATAAACAACTCTGTTGCTTATTAATTCTTGACTTAAAGCTTTAACAGGTACTTTGTCGTATACTCTAGTTGTTTGATCTTCTGGTAATGTTCTAAAAGGTTTTGTACCAGAGTAAGTGTATTTAAATGTGTTTGTTTGTGGGAAAACCAGTGGACTCTGCTGAGCTTTTATTTCATCAGCAGATATAGTATCAACCACCAGCACCGCAAGTCCATCAGATTCTTTAAACAGTATTTCTATTTCTGTTATTTTAAAATAATCTGTTACGTTAAGTAGTGTAGTTGCTGGAAAAGCAGGATCTCCATTAACAGGCATATCAATCAATAAGGTCAATTGATTTACTTTGTTTTCCATAAAGTCTACTATAGTACTTCTGTAAGCAGCAGACATATCATTTTCATCAGTAGTGACAGCTCCAGAGTTTAAAAGAAAATAACCATCTTGTTTGGGTATAAAACATTCTTGAGTAAACGGGGCAAATACAGAGTATTCACCATCATCAAATTTAAATCTATAGCTAAACCTTACAAACTTATCTTCTAAGTAGTCTGGATCACCTCTATATGTATCATCGTAGTAAGGTTGAAATTCACCAACTGGCGATGGAGTTTCATCAGGATATTTTTCACTAACAACATCTTGCATTGTGGTTTGATACTCACCAATACCTTGATTTGTATAAGGCGGTTGAAAATCAGCTGCTATTGATGCTGTTACTTCTTGCCAAAGTATTGGCGCGTTGTAAGGCATATACTTAGCTACACTAATAGTGTCTTCTATAGTGTAATAAGTAGGATCATTTAAGGCTGATTGTACGTTTATTTTTCTAGGTTGATTTCTATTGTCTGTAAAAAACAATAAATCTTCTAGTAAATTAACTCCATATATAGGATTACCTTCCCAAAAATTTAAGAAAGCACCCTGTACTAAAACCGCATTTTGTGTAGCTGTTCCTTCTGATATTAAAGATCTTACAATAAAATTAGAAGAAGAAGGACTATATTTACCACTAGGGTTAGATGCTAATGTGTTGTCTGTTAAAAAGAAAAACACACAAGAGTTAACTTCTGAAACTAAATAACCTACACAAACTACATTAGCGTTACCTGTTACGTCATCGAAATTAATTAGTTTTTTATTACCTAAAACATTTTCTAGCGCACCAACGTCCGAAGACTCTGACTTACTGACTTGTATATTTAATGCGTCTCTATATTCACCCTGTGGTAACAAGCGATTATCAAGATCCTTGTTCATTTTAGATTTTATAAAAACATTTTTAAACTCTGCCATTTAATTTTAGTGTTTTATCCATTTAGACTTACCTCTCATAACTTGCACTATTTCACCACGCTTAATGTTAGACAATCTTATTTTTGCATTTCTTAATTTAGAGCTAGCCTCTCTTTTCAGCCTGTTTATTATATACTCAGGTTGATTAATTCTACTCGCTAATACAGCATGTGATAGGTAAGCATATAAGGCATCTTCTGCTAACTTAGGTATTCTACTATCCATATCGTAAGCTAAGCCGTCAGAGATGTACTCTAGTATTATTAGCCTATTAACTAGATTACTTGAAAAAGATATTTTACCTTCTCTGTCGTTCATATTGAACCAGCCGTTAACTTGAGCGTTTTGTGGGTCAATTCCATATAGTTGACCTTGACCCGAGTTCCAGTAACCACCATAACCCCAGTCAAATTCAGCCCAGTCTACGCTAGCGTTAAATTCACCTCCTAGCATATTATTTGTTCTCCATCTTTCCTCTGTTACCGATGTTCCTTGTATGTTTTTACCAAAGTTATCTTGAGTTGGAACACCTTCGGAATCTTGCACCGGTGTTCTATAAGGAGAGTCTGTTAGATTGTTTGCTGGATATATTATTCTTTGCACACCAGACATATCAATCCACGACATGCGAACATAATTAACATAATCCTGAGGTATGACAACACTAAGATTAGGTGGTATTGTCAGTTCTTGGGACTTAATACTTTTTAGAGTATCATAACTAAATTCTTGTAAAGCGCGTTTTGCGTGAAATATTAGATCAGTTCTCTTTACGCTTGGTATTAATTTACCCGCTCCTACATATGCAACTATAAAATTGTTAACCACATCGTTCAAAGTTACGTACTCATAACTACCATAGTTTTGCTCTGTAGTATTACCGTACGCGTCTCTGGCCCCGTAACTTCCGCCATCTAGTCTTTTTAGCTGACACACTAAAACGCTGTTTTGAGGAAGAGGTGTAGATAAAGTTATAGTATTGCCAGTTACGGTATATGATGTTATATATTCTGTATAAGTTATACCATCAGCACTGCTATATAGCTTAAAATTATTTAACGCGTAGTCTACTGCCGTAGGATCAAAAGATCCAAACACTATATTAGTATCAAAAGTAAATGTAAAGCTACTCTGACCCGCTGCATCGGAAACCGTAAAGCCTTGTGCTCCAGCGTAGTATTGTTGGTTAGTTTCGTTTATTGTTCCCATCTATTAGCTTTTTTTATTTACTTCTTTTCCTTGAACCTGCTGTGCTGCTATTTGAACTATAGAAGGATCTTGTATTATTATACCAGCATAAGCTAATATTCTTAATATAATATTAACTTGCTCTGATTCATGTAATTCAAAGTCTCTAGATCCTGTTCCTAAACCTGGGTCATAGTAGTTGCCATTGAATATATATTGACCTCTACCAGCCGTGGTAAAACCCCATATAGGTGAAACAGGTTTTCTTACGTAATCAACTTCTATATTACTTGTTATACTGGTTGGATTTACATATATAACGTTCTGCAAGTGGCTGTTTATAGTTGAACCAGCGTTGTTTACGTTACCTCTATTTTCGTATAAATACGTAGGAAAACTTTTTGATGCTTTTGTTAAAGGAGATCTTTCTATGTTGTAGAAATCTGTTCGAGATAATCTTTGTAGTTCTATTTGATTACCTCTATCGTCTTTGTATATTGCAGTACCTAATCTGTAAAAATCTACAGTAGCTCCGTATTTGTCCACGGTTGGTAAAGTAAAATATGCTAGACCTGGGTTACTTGTATTATCGTATACAGCGGACCCAAATGTTTTAAATATAGCTAACTTTTCGTCAAGATTCATTATCCTGTCAGCGTAGTCAACATCCGCTTGTGGCACTCTTAATTGCTGGTTTAAGTCTTCAAAGTATTTCTCAAATATATCTAATTGAACTTGAGTACCTACCTCATTAAATTCAGCAGGGGTTAAATAACCTCTTTGCTCTTTATTTATTATAGACAATACTGTTTGATATACAGTGTTTACGTTTACAGCCATACTTGTTTAAATTATAATACACTAGGGTACCATTAATATGATACCCTAATATATTAGTATCACTTGTTTATACTCTTTTTTCTATAGATTTATAAACCTCTACACCTTCATCTGTTTTAAACCACGCAGCTAGTGCTGAGTATGGGTTTTCGTCAAATGGTACAGTGAATAGTTTTCTGTCATTTGAACTCCAGTGAAAAGTTCTTTGATCTTGTGACAGGTTAATTATTTGAGCTTCAATAGCTTTTATACCAAAGTTTCTTAGCTGAACGTTTTCATCGTTGGCTAGGTTCAAGAATAAATCTGGTTTTCTTTTAGCTAATAATAACAAATCTCTTTTAAGTTCTTTAGACTTCATGTTAGAAACAGAACTTCCTTTTTCAACTCTAAGTATAGCCTCAGCTTGATCAATATCCATCTCCATTGCAGCATTAAGCGCATGCACTTCCATTTCTATGATATCTAAATCATCTTCTGCTTCTTCAACAGAATCAAACTCAAAATATTTTTTATCTTTTAGTGGGTGGTATAAACTTAGTAGTTTTTGAAGAATTTGGTTTTCTTCTGGAACACTTAATATACCATCTCTAAAAGTAATATGCCCCAACGTTACCTCACCTTTTTGCTCATCTGTAAAAGGACTGTTCATGTTGGTTGCATACCTTAATTCTCTTTGTTTAGATTGATCTTTATCAAAATACAACAAAGGACTTTTTCTAGTATGTTTACCTGGAATCGTTAATGTTAATGGTTGTTTATTACCTTTAACAATATAGGTTCTAGGTTTTATTTCCCACTCTGGTTTGGTGGGTATTACTGGAGCAGTAATTTTTTGCACTGCTACTTTCTCTTGAGGTGCAACCTCAACTTTTTTTGCTTCAGCTGTTTTAGCCATAATATAATATAATTTAATAATTGATAAAAGTAATAATTACCCCCGTTAATATAACGAGGGTAAGAATTACATTTGAATCCTTAGATTCCTTTGAATAACACGAAGTTATTTGCAGCTTGTACTACTAAACATCTTTCAGATAAGAAGTTTACAGTCATAGCATCTAGGTCGCTAGTGAAAGCTCCACCAACAGAACCAGTTAACCAAGACTTCATACGTCTGTCATCGGCTTGTGAAGCACGGTAACGAACGTGTAGGAATGGTCGTCTGATATTTGTTCCTAGAATCTGATCGTAAACAGTAGAAGTTCCAGCAGGAACTAACATACCTTCAATAGAAGCAGGTCCAGACATAGCTCCACGAGTAGAAGCATCGTTTAAGTATTTCCAGTCAGTTTTGTAGAAATCGTAAGATCCTCTACGGAAACCAGAAAAGCCTAAGTTCAATGCCATCTCTTCAGAGTTTTCAAATAATCCAAAAGCTGTTCCACCGCTTTGACCAGCAGATATTGCAGCTAGCATATCGTCAAAATCAAGGTTAGTGTTTCTATTTAAGAATAACATGTTCTCTTCAATTGCTCCTTGAGTATCTAAATTTCTAAGAATATCATCAAAGTCATTTATACCGTTAGCAGCAGAGAATCCAACCTGTACATTACCTCTGTTCTCAACAGCGGCAAACAAACCTTCTGTACCAGTAACACCTGCGATTGTAGATGTAGCAGCAACCTGCTCACCTTCTACAACAGACATTTCTAGGTAATCCTCAAAACGTAGTCTTGTTTCAGACTCTGCTTTTAGGTACCATAAGTATCCAGACGTTCCATCTTCAGTAGCAACTTCTACCCAACCGATCTGAGCTGTGTCAGAACCATTGATTGAATATTGAGTTCTAATGATAATTGGCTTGTTAGAAAACTGAGTAAATGAAGGAGTTATTGTTTGAATAGGATAATCGTTACCCGCTACCGCTAGTGCTCCAGTTCCAGCAATTGTAGTGTTTGTTCCTTTTGGATATTCAGAACCGTAAACAAATATCTTTACAGCGCCAACTAATCCTTCAGTAGCTAATGTAGCAGAACCGTAAGGTAACACGTTTAATACACCTGTTGCAGTTTGTGATCCTGTTACTAAACATTTTGATTCTGCACCAAAGTCATCCATCACAACGATAGTTTGCTGTGGAGATATAACGTTGACAATGTTTGCAGCAACTGGAATTGTAATAGTACCCGCAGCACTGTTAAACGCACAGTTGTCATATGCTACGTGTAATCTATTTTGTTCAGACCAGATTACTTGATCAGATGTCATTGGAAGTTCAGCCCCAACCATACGTAAGAATCCAGATAGCGTACGATTTCCGTAACGCTCTACTTCTGCTTCGTAAAGTTCAGGTAGATATTGTTGCGCGAAGTTTCCACCTGCAGCGCCGTCAAATGTTAGATAGTTATTAGCAAGCGGCTGTTGCAGCTGCGATGGTACTATCGAACCAAATTGTGGTGTTAATGCCATAATTTAAAAGTTTAATTAGTTAAATTTTCGTTTTTTAATTTTTAGTTTAGACGAATCTAATCCGCTTATTGATTTTACTTTTAACCCATTTATAAAAACATTTCCATCTGCAACTTGCCTAGGTTTGCCGTTACTTAAGTTTTTAGATGAGTCAACGATATTTTTAATACCATCAGCTCTTCCTTGTTCGTAAAAATGATTAGCGATTTTATCCGAGTTCATAGCAGCATACATAGCTTTGTGATAACCAGAAGGATCTGTCACGGCTCCATTTTTGTCTACAAATTTTGAAATAAAACTGTTTACATTAAGCTGTGATTTACCTACTTCAGATGGGTTTTGTAGCTTGTATCTAAACTTCTTTTCTCCTAAATTGAAATCAAAACCTTTGAAATCATCGTTGAAAACTTGTTCAGTTTGCGCTTTAAAATCCTGCTGAAGAGTCTTCGCATTCTCTTCTTGCTGCTTGTATCTATTGAAAAAGTCCGTAGCTTTTTGCTGATCTTGAGTAATACCAGGTCTCAACTTGATTTCCTGATAGTATTTATCCTTCATAGCGTCAAGCTCCTTTCGGGCTTTAGCAACTTCTTCCTTGAAAGCCAATTTCTTTTTTCTAATATCTCTTGGCTCGTCAAGATCCTCATCGTAAGAAAAATTGTCTTCCATAAGAAAATCAACTTCTTCTTTATCAAGATGAGGTTTGGTTTGTTTGTAATACTCATTGAGTAATACTTTTTCATCTACATTAGAGTAATCATGATTAAGTCTCACATAATCCTCTATTGTTCCACCTGTCTGAGACATGAAGTCTACAAGTGATTGTATGTTTTCAGGCAATGCTTTGCCTTGGGTAACTTGATCTTTAACAGCTTGCTCTGCTTCTTCGTAAAGCTCTGTTGTTTTTTCATCTACCTCTTCTTCGGTTATTTCCTGTATAGGGCTTTCTAGTTCTTCTCTGGTTTCCCGTACTTCTTCAGCCACTTCTTTGCTGTTGCCACTGTCTTTGGACTCTTCGATAATAACATCGCTATCATCTGTCTTTTGTGTTTGAACGGCATCTGTTTCTTTTTTTTCTGTTAAATCAACCTTTATAACATCTGGTACAACTTCTCCCTGTGCTTCGGGTTTTGATAAATCAACCTTAACCGGTTCATTGCTTGATGTATCTGAAAATTTCTTTGGTGATTTTCTTTTACCTTTTAAAGAAAACTCACCTTCTTGTTTGACCTCTACGGCCGCTTTTACTTCTGACATAATATAATATTATAAAATTAAAAATTATTTAGGACCAAAGGCTTCTAAGCCGAAGTCACCTAAATTATCGTTAGTAGATTCAAAATCAATAGGCGTTCCATCGTTTTGTCTCTGCTGTATCATTTGTGATTGCTGTGTTCCTATTATTCTAGCTCTTTTATCTTTTCTGTCTTCAATGTCTGCTTCTTTACCTTTTTCTCCATTGAATCTTTCTTTAGCTAACTGAACGTTGTAATTAAACTCCTCGGCCATAAGCTCTCTTTTTATAGCTGCTTCAGCTTGCATTCGCTGTATTTCAAACTGAGACTTAGCTTGCTCCAACTGCATTTTTTGATCAGTTAGTATTTGTTGCTTTTGAGTTTCAGCCATAGCTGTTTGTTCCGCTAGTTGACCGTTTGCTTGAGCTTGAGCCTGCATATTAGCTTGAGCTGCTTTTTGATCTCTCTCTTGTTTTAGTCTACGTTTTTGCTTAAGCATTTGATTTGCTAGTTTCAAATTACGTATTTGCCTAAGATCTATAGCATCTTCTAAATCAATACCACCGGTTTGTAAGGCAACCTGTATGTTTTGTTCAAGTTGTGCTTTTTCCTCTTCGTCAGGTTCAAGGTCTAGGAATATACCAAAGTCATGTAAGTTTAAATTAGATATCTCTGACAATGTCTGAACGTTAAACGTTGATATAGAGTTCTTTAGCGCTTCGGCTGTTAGTGGAAACCTAACTACATCAGCTAGCTTTTTAGATATATTCTCACATAATCTTAATGTCAAGTATAGGCTAGCGTCGTTAATATGTTTAGTGGCTATGTTTGATTGTTGTGCAGCTATCTTTTGTAGCCCAACCAATGTATCTCTATCAGGTAAACTACCATCTCTAGCTTCGTTAAGACCTGTTACGTCTCTAATCATTTGAACATAATAGTTATATGTGCTCGTTAATGCGGCTATCTTTCCTTGCCCTGAGGAAGATGATAATTCTTGAACCGGTACTTTACCTGCATTCATTGCCCCGTCTTGAGTTAGCGATCTACCAACAACAGATCCAGTCTGAAAGTACATATTAAGCGCTTCTGCTGGGTTATAATTAGTACCATTACCTAGATCAACTTCAGCTAAACCATCCATATCCAAGAACACACCATCTGGTACCATTCTTGAGATCACCTGCTGAAGCTTTAGATGTGTCAACTGAATCATGTCTGCAAAGCCTATGGTTTTACTAACGATTGATTCTATTCTACCTTTGTAAATTCTAGGCGCACATATAGTGTAATTCATTTCCACTTTAGTAGTGTCAGCCATTGGTCTGGTCATGTTCTCTGCCATTCTCCAGTCTAGCATCATGTCTGTTCCTAGTATCTTAACACCTTCAAATAAAACCTCTATGCTTCTTGAAACTCTGTCAGACTTGTCACTAGGCGGTGGATTAAAAGCGTCTGTTTTTTCTAGTACTTTTTCTAAACCTTGATCCGTTTGCTTTAGCTTAAACACTTGATCCATATATGTCTTATATTCAAAATATAAAACCTGCACCGTGTTTTCATCATAAGTACCCCAGTTATTTATGTAGTTTTGGTTGCTATATGATTTTTGTATTTTAATCAACTCCTCGTCTGGTATGTGAGGAAATTGTTGTTTAATCTCTGCTATGGTAACTGCTTTGACTTCTCCAACATAGTATACATCTTCAAAGTTTGGATCTTCTGTATATGAATGAATCATATAGGCAGGGTCAACGTAATCTAAAGTTATGCCTTCTGATATGTTAAAGTTTGTTTTTGCTGCCGCTATACCTAGTGTTACAAGATCATAGTTTAATCTGCGTTTTAATAGCTCAAACTTATTTTTGTCTAAGGTTTGAGTTATAGCTTCTTCTTCTGCTATTTCTATAGCTTGCTTGTAAGATAATTGTAAGTGCAACTCCATCTCTTCCATTGTCTTAGGAAGATCAATTGGAGGTATATTTGTTTTAGATATATCTTGACCTGTAGTTCTTTTTACTTCTTGTATTATATCTTGACCAAACATATCCATAGCTAAACCAGAAGCATAGTCTGTTCTCTTTTTTATAGAAGCTGGGTCATTAGCATAAGCTTTAATGTCATAATCTTTATTAGATATACCATTGGTTAGTATATCTACAAACTTAGATAATATAGGAACTGGCTTCCAGTCTAAGTTTAAATAAGACAAATCACCGTTTATAGATAATTCATCTTTATATTTCTGTGTTGATTGCTCTCCTCTAGCGTAAAGTCTACGCGTATGGTAGTTGTTAAAAGAAGTTAGATATCTATTCCCATTAGTTCTACCTTGTGCAAACCACTCTGACTGTATAGCGTCAGCAACCTGCGAACCATACTTAAGGCTTAATTTTTCCTCCAAAGGTACTACCTGATTGGGAAACGCACTGTTAGCATTATAATTTATATTCATTTACTTTATAATTTTAGAAGCAATACCGGTGTTATCATATTTTTTTATACCTAAATTATAAGATATAATTTCTCTTTTTGGTATGGGTCTATATCTATTTTTATTGCAAGCCATCAACGCTAGTCCAGAACTGATAGATGCATCATGCTTTGTTCTGTTGTTTATGTTGAATCTACTCCAGTCATTTAATGTTTTTTGAAAATACATATCACCATAACCTCTGTCTTGTAAACCTATAAAGTTTTCTATGTATGTCTCTATGGCAGCAGCGTGAGCTTGCTTGATATCCTCACTTGAGTTTGGTATACCACCAATATCTCTTTCGGTAACAGAAAGCTTATTGTATAGTTTGTCTGGTCTGTTCATTGAAAAACCTCTATATCCTCTACGTTTAAAATGATATAGCAATCTAGGTTTATTATTTTCACATAATATAGGCATTCCATAAAATACACAAGCCATTAAAACATCTTCAAAAAATATCTCAGCTGTTTGGGGTCTTGCAATGTATTCTAAAAAAAAGTGATTAGGCGGCACGTCTAGCATGCTGAAGCTGGTTAAACCATGGAGAGCTCCGTTGGATCCTCTATTATCAACCGTGCCCGATATGTCATAACTGTCACAACCAAAAGCTCCTAAGCCGTCATTACCTGGATACTTAATACCGTTCTTTACTATTACACGATTTTGAAGGTTTTCAGGCGGAACCCAAGTAACTAAAAATCTACCACTATTATTTGGAACAAATATAACGCTAGTATCTTTAACACCATCTCTCCATTGAAAGCTACCTTTAGTAACTAGAGAGCTATGCTTTAAGTCGCCATTGAAATCTATTTGCTCGTATATTTTTGTTAAATTAAATAAAGACTGTTTTGCTTCGTCTCTAAATGCATGGTCTTCTGTCCTTGGAAATTGTCTGTAAAATTCATTTAAAGCGTCTTGATCTCCTTTTAAACCATCAACTTCGTTTTGCCAGTATTCTATAACGCCAAGGTCTATAACATCTCCTTGTGGTCCTAAAATTTCTTCTTCTGGTGTATCGAATACAGGTGTGCCATAAGAATCAATGTATCCCTCGTAGTTCCATTCCATAGGTATGAACAAAGAATAGAGTCCTGAGCGAGTCTGTCCGTTGCGGTTTCTTTTTTTAACGTCTGAATCATAGTAAAGTTTTTTAAAGTTTTCACCACCTTTATCTAAAGCATTTGAGGTTGACCCCATCATGCACTTACCTATAACTCTACTACCTAATCTTAGTGTTGTTTTCGTAACCCTCCAGTTGTTGAGGATGTTGTTCGGCCTTTCCCATTTACCTGATTCGTCGTGGACGAGGAGTTTGAGTTTCTCACCATCGTACGAGTTGTCTCCCGTGTTCTTCCAGTCGATTGTGGTATCAAGACCTGTGATCTCTTTGACCGTTTCGTTTGTGTCAAGTTTCTTACGTGTAAACTTTGAGGCTGGTACTCTGTATGCGAGCTCGGTTTTTGGCCTGTCCATACCATCTTGGATCGGTTTAAAAAAGAACGGGTAATTAACGGAAATCGGTACAACCTTATCTGTGAACATCGATTTAGCATCGGGACCAGATTTGGACAATATGCCGTACCGTGAATCCGAGGATATCGTTGCAAGGTTAACTGTCTCAGCTGAGGACATAAATGAGAATCCTGATCTACGGTTTTTAAGATAACACATTCCATAAGACCGCTTATCGGCCTTGCATGCCTCCCAGAATATAAAGAATAATCTATTTGCTTCTCGAAAGTCTGGTTTACCAACATCAATTTTGTACCACTGCAGGTACATAAAATGAGTACCAGTAACGTAAGTATCCAGATTCTTATTATTGAACCAAAAACCTTGTTCTCTTCTAGTAAACTCTTTATCGATGTAATCATACCATTTTTCTTTGAAGTCTATAGGATAATTCTCCCAGTCAAATATTGTTTTTATTTTCTTTAACTCATTCGGTAGTTCTGTTCTTTCCCAAGATCCTGATTTAAACTTAACAACATCTTTAGGTTTAGGTAACGCAATCTTTAGGTTTTGTATATCATATATCTCCCCTATCTCACCTGTCTTACTTATAACAACAACGTCGTGTTCCTTGTTATAACCGTACTCCCACTTCTTATACTTGTTATTTTTTTTTATTATATGAGGCTTTATGTGATCCTCTACTATTTTAAATAAACTTTGAGTATACATTATTTAGACCTTCCTTCTGCAAAGCCCTTGAAAGTTTTTTCTTTACTTTCTCTAGGCTTTTCGTTTAGTACAGCTTCCTCTTCTTGAATCCTTTGTAATATTTCAAAAGCATCGAATATAGCTAATTTCTTAGTAGCTGCCGCATTTTTTAATCTGTCTGCTGATATGTCGTCGTCAGAATCAACAATAGCTTCTTTAGCCACTTTTATTAACTCTTCAACGGCTCTATGCCCAGCTAGGATTATATTCTTCTTCGTCTTCTTTATATCCATGTTCCAATAAAATATCATTTGATTTCATACAGTATAAACGTTCTCCGTCTATATTAAACTCCCATTCAGACCCAGCTTTGAATGTAACTATATGTCCTGGAGTTATTCTTAGCTCTTCTAAGGAGCTATTACCTATTTTTAGTATACCAATATTATTTGCTTCTTTATTGTTCACTAGAAGCTCTGTTTCTTTAATTGGCATTATAAAACAACGGTCGTTTATAGATCGCCATTTATCTTCTCTTTTATACAAGTACACTTGGTCAACACTTGCAAAATACAAATCATCTTTAAAAAAAGATCTACTATTTGTTTGTTTACCTTGCATGTTATAAAATCTTCTAAAAATATTCTGATGTATTACAACTATATCACCCTGTCTAACAGGCGTTGCAATAGCGAGAGGTGTTGATACTACTTCAGCAAATCTATTTACAAATTTCCAACTTTCTATTTTAGTATTTAAAACTAATTCAGCGTCTCCTATTTTTTTTGTGTTTGCATATCTATCACCTATCGGCTTAACGATAAAATCATATACACTTTTCATTAATACTTTATATCATACTCTATAGATATAGCCATGTTAGAATTAAATTTCTTCCATGGCAATACCTCGTCGTTTTTCTTAATGTAAATGTTATATGATGAATCTTGATCTTCTAATAGAATGTGAGATATAGTGTGACCACCATAAACCTCTTGACCTACAGAATAGTGCATAGCGTCATTTTTGTAATCAGCACCTATGCTAATTTTTCTTACGACATTATCCATCTTTCTCTACTTTAGTACATGAACCGTCTTCTAAGCTAATATTGACAGCTCCGTATTTTCCTTCAAGATCACTTTTTGTATCTTCTATATTTTTATTTAATTCGGCTACTTTATGAAGCAGTCCGTGCTTTTGAGTTTCTAGAACACCAATGCCAGTTAACATTTCGTTTAATGATTTTTGTTGTTCTACTATTTTCTCTAATTCTTTCTTTGTTATTTTATTTACTTTTTTCATTCTATTTGATTTAATTTAATTACTATTTTGAATTTTTTTAGCTTT